GGGTAAATAGTAAGACTAAGGAAGCATATACTTCAGAAAGATTCCTTGGTGATACTTTAGGATTCTCTCCTTGGGAGCTTCAACAGAAGACAGCATATGAAAATGCAAAGCCTACTGCAATGAGTAGTGATTCTGACGTTCCTGCTGTTGAGAATAATACAGAAGAGAACTTTGATGATTTGATGAACGATTTGTAATTCTCAAAGTAAATAACTATATTTGAGGTTACAATTAAAATGAATGTATGGATTTTAAAATTAAACCTCAGATTAACAAAAGTTATTTACTTTCTCATTATTCTGAAGAAACTTATCTAAGTTATTATTTAGGTATTCCAGTAAAAAAGGGTTTATTTAGAAATCCTTTAAGAAGGGATAATAAAGTAACTTGTTCTTTTTATAAAAGTAAATCTGGAGATATTCTATTTCATGATTTTGCTACAGGTGAACATTTAAATTTTATTAATGTAGTAATGCAGAAATATAATGTTGGTTACTACGAAGCAATGAGTATAATTGCTGAAGATTTTGGATTAAAAGAAACTAACAGTAAAAAAATCCGAAATGCTGTAATAAAAGAATCACCTAAATTTGAAAGTTCAGGTCCTTCCAAAATAGGAGTGGAAATTAAAGAATTTACCAAATCTGAATTAGAATGGTGGAAAAGTTATGGAATATCTCCAGATATACTTAAAAAATATAATGTGTATTCTTGTAAAAATGTATTTTTAAATGACAAGTTGTTTACTAATAATACAAAGTTAACATTTGGTTATTATGGAGGTACATTAGAAGGAATGGAATTATGGAGAATTTATTATTCTCAAAGGGAACAATATAGATTTCTAACAAACTGGCCTGCCAAAAAGGTACAAGGTTATAAGCAACTTCCGAAAGAAGGTAAATTATTAATTATCACTAAATCAATGAAAGATGTGATGTGTTTATCAGGATTTGGAATTCCAGCAATCGCTCCAAACTCTGAAAATCTTTTTATTAGTGATAAGATGTTAGAAGATTTAAAACGTAGATTTAAGTATATTGTTGTTCTTTATGATAATGATAAAGCTGGTCTTCGTAATATGATTAAGATTCGAAAAAATCATCCAGAATTATATTACTTTTGGATTCCGTTAAAATATGGAGCAAAAGATATAAGTGATTTTTATAAAAAGTATAAAAGATATAAGACATCAGAATTTATTAAAGAAAGTATATTAAAACTCAAGTAGCAATGGCAAAACGTTAGAAAGAATTAAATACTTCTTGTCGTGCAACTTTTAAAGATGGACACACAGAAGAATTCTCTTCAATAGAAGAAGCTAGTGAAAAAACTGGATTAACCGTAGCCAGTATTAAAATACGGTGTAATAAAAAAGGATGTGGAGGAAAAGACAAAACTACTTTTGAATGGTTAGATGAACATACAAAACGTTCTTATCAAGCAAAAAAATCTAGAAATAAAGGTAGTGCTTGGGAATTAGAAATCGTGCATAAATTAAATGACATAGGATTTGAAGTTAAAAATGCACGTGGTGAAAGCAAATTTCTAGATAATAGTAAAATTGATATTGCTGATATGAGAGGCGATTTGCCTTGTAATATTCAAGCAAAACATTTAGCTAATACACCAAGTTATTTTACGATAAGAGATGCTTGTCCAGATAAAGAGAAGCCATTTTGTATATTATGGAAACAATCATCTACTGGAGAAGGTAATAGCAAGGGTAGTATTGCTATGATTCCAACTGATTTCTTTTTTGAATTATTACAACTTTATTTAAATAAATGAACAAATATATTTGGGCAGATTACCACAAAGCAGTAGGTATTCCTGTAATTAAAAATATCATTGCCAGAAATTATGGCAGTGCTTTAGAAAAAATTGCTGAAATGTATGAAGATGAGCTTGATGAAGAACTTCCATATGATGACTGGGATACTTTAGCAGAAGCTCTTGAAGATTTCGACATTTCAATAGGAGATAAACTTATTGATATAGAAGAATTATGATTAGAATTGGGTTAGATATAGATAATTGTATAGCAAATTTTGATGCTGGTTATCTTTCTAGATTCAAAAAATGGCCAAATCATGATTGGGCTATTACTAGAAACGTTGAACATATTTTGATTAAAGAAAGGGATTTTTGGCTTAATCTTCCAGTATTAAGAAAACCAAATTTTATTCCTAAATTATATTGTAGTGCGAGAGTAAATAATAAACGTTGGACTAAACAATATCTTAAGAATAACAATTTTCCTAATGCTCCGTTATTTCAAATTCCAGGATATAAATTAAGTAAGGCTTCTATTTTAAAAGGAAGAATTGATGTGTTCATCGATGATTCTATTAAGAATTTTGAAGACTTAAATAATAATGGAATTCCTTGTTTATTGATAGATAGTCCTCATAATCATAATTATCAAACAGAATATAGGATTTATTCTTTAGATAAGGATGAAATTGAAATGATGTATTTAAAAATGAAAAATAATGAAGTTAAGTGAAATAAAAATAACTCCTATTTTGGATAGTATTCAATTATTGGATATACCAGATGAAGAGTATTTCTCAGAAAAATATGCGGGATATATTAGTAATTCAAGATTAAAGAATATAGATCCTAACGATGAAGGAACACCTGAAAAATTTTTTACAGAAGTTCCTAAATTGTATAGTGATAGTCTATATTTTGGAAGTGCTGTACATGAATTAACTCTTCAACCTGAATCTTTTTATCTTGTAGATACAGTAGATAGACCAACAGCAAAAGCAGGTTATATGGCAGACGAGCTATATAAACCTAGTGGTATTACTCCGACTGATGAAGAAATTATAGCAGCCTCTAGTAAAATCGGATATTACAAAGATAAAATGAATGAAAAGAGAATTGCTGAACTTAGAGATAAGTGCAACAATTATTGGAGAAATAGAGCTTTATATGAAGCACGTAATAAAGACGAAAAGAAAATTCCGATTTATTTAGATGCTAAATCTAGAGATAAACTTAGTGGTTGTCTTAAAGCATTAAATAAAAATAAAGACATTCAGAAATTGTTACATCCAGAAGGAATATCAGAAGATCCAATTATAGGAAATGAAACTGCAATTCTTATGGATGTATTAGTTGAAGCACCTGGTAATAAACCTTTCAAACTTCATCTAAAAAGTAAACTTGATAATTATTCTATTGATAAAGAATCAAATGTAATTACAGTAAATGATTTAAAGACTACTGGTAAATACATTACTGATTTTGAAAAAGCAGTAGATAAGTATCATTATTATAGAGAAATGGGAATGTATTCTTGGTTGCTTACACTTTATTGTAAGCATAAATTAGGAATGAAAAATCCTATTATCAAAAGTAACTTTTTAGCTGTTGAAACTTTTCCGGACTATTATACTAAAGTAAGTCCTATGACTTCTCAATTATTTAAGAAAGGTTTTGAAGAATTTAGAGATTTATTAAAATTAGTAGCATTTTATTGTTGTGATGGCAACGGTTATGAGGGATTCAGAGAAGATGTCGACTCTGACGTATCAACAGAGAGCTGATTTATATAAAAACTTATTTAGCTTAGGTTATATTAATTCAGATATAAATGAAAAATTAGCCTTAATTTCTTTAATTGGATATACTGTAATGAAACTTAGAGAAAAGAAGCCTGATGTAACATATTATCAAGTTGTCCAAAAACTCGGACAAAATTCTGGTATTCCAGAAGAAGTTTTGTGGGCAATTTCTATTGTAGCAGAAGACTTTTCTTATGGTTGTAAAGATTTTCCAAAATTTGGTTTGGAAGATAAACAAATAGTTCCAAAAATTAAGGATATTTTTAATAAATATATGCCTTTCTAAATTTCAAGTTAAATAAGATTTTTCTTTTATTAACACTTATTAACATTATTCTAATTGGAATAAGGCTGATAAGTGTCTATATTTGTAATACAACCTTCGAAGAGAAGGCGATGATGATTAGATAATTGTAAATTCATTAGATAATTGTAAATTCGCAGATTATTTTTTTGATAATGAATTAATGTTTTTACAATTATGGAGACAAAGTTTTTAAATTTTAAGAAAGTAGAAGTAACAGGCGCAACAAAAGAGGAAGCATTAGATAAAGCTCCTTTTCAAGTAATCGGTGATGCAACTCAGGCATATAAGAATTGGAAGAAAAAGCAGCTTACAGGTGTAACTGATGCAATGACCAAAGAGTTTATGCTAGAGTATCTCCAAAAGAAATCTAAGAGTGCCGCAGGTGTAGGTTATTCAATTACAATCGAGGCAGCTGTTCCCGATACACGTGAGCGTCCTTACACATTTACAGATGTAAAGAATGAGCAAGGTAAGAGAAAGTATAAGACTACTTATCAGCTTATTGATAAAGCCACTGGTGAGATTATCGCTTCCACACAGGAAACTAAAGCCAAGGCTAAGGAGATTGCTAAGACTCTTTATAAAGAGAAGGGTTACAAAGGAAACATTGTTTGTACTTATACCAAGCAAGTAGCAGAGGGAGAACCTATTGCATTTGAGGTTGCTTATACTCCTTCTAAGAGTTCTAAAGTTGGAACATATCTTGTATTCGGAATTGAAGCTTAATCGAAACTTCTGCTTTTTAATTTAAAAAGTAAATATTAATATGAGGGGACGATTATCAGAGTTAAATCTGGTAATTGTCCCCTTATTTTTTTGTCTAATCTAATTATTACAGTTCTGAAAAGAACCTACGTTTATGTGTACAAAACTAATTAATGAAATAAGTGGAAAAGAATTTTATGAGATAGTATTAGGAAAAGATAAAACAATTAGTTCAGAAGAAAGATTAGAAGAACAGTTTGGTAATTTATACAAACATTTAACAAATAATATTTGGTGTGCCAAAACAAAATATCCACATACACAAAGTGCTAATGATGGATTATTTAAAATCGAACTTGAAACTGGAGAAGAGATTTATGTTCTACAAGAATGTAAATTACATAATAAAGATTATAGTAAAGCAATTTGTCAAATTTGTGTTTATTATAATATGGAACCAGAAGAGATTAAAGACAAGATTAAATATTTTGTTATAATAACACCTACTAAATATGATATTATTCCTGTTAGTACATTAAAGTCTCAATTAGATAAAATTGCAATAGTAATGGATAATATTTCTATTACTCCATCTAAAGCATATGAAAATCCAATAATATTTAATCTAATATTCTTTGAAGCAACATATGAAGGTGTAAAACATTTTGAGTGGAGAAATATGGAAAACATGGGAGATATTATAAAAACACTAATAACAATTTAAATTTATGGAAATAACAATTGATGACCTTTTAAAAGGCAAAGCGACTAAAATTAAAGATAAGGCTTTCTATGAAACAGAGGCTTATGTAACTCCTTTCTTAGAAAGAATGCAGAAAATTACTAGCGATTTCAAAGTCAAGGTGGAACTTCCAGATCAAATTACTGTAACTAAGAAAGAAGATGTCGATTTTGATGACATTACTTATAATAGGGTTTGGGTACAGGCAGTTTTACCACAGGAATATGATATTGATAATCATCAAGATGTAATTGGTATGGTATATGGACTCGATGTTCGTAAACCTATTGTAAAATTCTATAGAGGAGGACTTAATAGAGCATGTTGCAACTTATGTGTATTTGATCCTTCTTATTTACAAGTACAAGTATTAGAACCTTCTAAAGCTATTAATTTTAGAGGATTAGATGGAATTATTGAGAAATCTAATGAAATTAAGGCTTTCTTAAATAAATTACACAATACTCCATTCTCTAGAGATGAACAAAACATTAATGAGAATCTCGGAATGTGGGTAAGAAATACTTTAGATATGTCTTATGATAATACTATTAGTAAGGCAAAACTTGCTACTTCTATGGCTGTAGATGCTTATAAATTATTATTCAAAGATGCAAAATCTCCGTATTTTGTAAATCCTGGAAGTAATACTGATACGTTCAATGTATATAATGCATTTACAGAATTGATTAGTAATAAAGATAAAGATATTATGAATGAGTGTGAAAAGACTCTTTTAGTTAGAGATATAATTGGATTAAATGAATGAGTTATTAAATACAATTAAAGCCATAGGAGGAAAATATACTAGAAAAGATTCCTATGGTGAAATTCAAGTGAAGAAAATTCTTGATGAACTTAATGTAAAGTACAAACAAGAAAAACTTATTACAGTTCCGATTTGGAAGAAAGACCATGTAATTAGAGCTGATTTTTATTTACCAAAACAAAATTACATAATTGAGTTTAATGGTAAACAGCACTATGAATATATGCCAGAGTATCACAAAAGTGAAGGCGCTTTCGAATACCAACAGGCACGTGATAAGGCACTTGAACAATACTGTCTTAAGAATAATATAAATCTTGCTGTTTTTAGATATGCCGATTTTATTAGTGGTAAAATGAAGAAAGACATTACTAAAATCGTAGAATCTAACGGAAAGATTGGATTGCACGATATACCTGAAATTTTATAATTTGTATATCTCAAATAAAAATCCTATATTTATATCTTAACAATAACTAATTAATATGAATGTAATAAAACGAAACGGACAACGAGAAGAAGCTAATCCAGGTAAAATAAAAGCAGCTATTAAGGCTGCTTTTAAAGCCTGTGGATATACGTTAGATGAAGAAACATACGATGAACTTACATCGAGTGTCATATTATGGGAAGATATAACTATAGATGAAATTCAAGACGAAGTTCTTGAAACTCTCAGAGACTTTGGATATGATGAAGTTGCAGATGCTTATTTAATTTATAAGTATAAGCATGACCAAACTAGAAAATTAGTTCAAAGTAAAAAAGAATTTATACAAAGGTATAAAGAATCCAGTAATACAGCTAATGCTACTGTTGATGATAATTCTAATGTTGCAGGTAAGAATATTGGTATTCTAAATGCAGAAGGTCATAAAGAAGAAAATATTCTTATAAATAGGGGAATGGTTGTTGATAAACTTAAAGAATTATTTCCTAATTTTGATTCTAAACAATACATAAGAGATTTAGAGAATCATATTATCTATAAACATGACGAAAGTTCATTTATGGGTGCTATTGCTCCATATTGCTGTAGTATAAGTATGTATCCATTTCTTAATAATGGTATCAAAGGACTTGGTGGACTTTCTGCTAAACCTAAGAATCTTGATTCATTCTGTGGAATGTTTGTAAATCTAATGTTTGCTGTTGCTGGACAATTTGCTGGAGCTGTTGCTACTCCAGAATTTCTAATGTATTTTGATTATTTTTGTCGTAAAGAATGGGGAGATAATTATTATCTTAAACCTGATGTAACTATTAGTAATGAACATGATTTACGTCATATGACAATTAAATCTAAAATACATCAGTATTTCCAGCAAGTAGTTTATTCTGTAAATCAACCAGCTGCTGCAAGAGGTATGCAATCAGTATTCTGGAATGTTGGTTATTTTGATAAACCTTTCTTTGAATCAATGTTTGAAAATTTTGTATTTCCAGATATGACAGCTCCAAAGTGGGAGAGTCTTAATTGGTTACAAAAAGAATTTATGCAATGGTTTAATGAAGAACGTCTTAAATGTATACTTACTTTTCCTGTAGAATCATTTGCTCTTATTTATAAAGATGGAGAGTTTGTCGATAAAGAAAATGCTGATTTTGTTGCAGAAGAATATACAAGAGGACATTCATTCTTTACTTATATAAGTGATACTGCTGATTCTCTCTCATCATGTTGCCGACTTAAGAATAAAGTTAATGGTAAAGAATTCAACTTTACTAACGGCAATATGGGTGTAGAAACCGGGTCAGTAAGTGTACTTACACTCAATTTAAATAGAATTATTCAAGATTGGTGTAAATCTATTGGTGGAATTCCTAAAGTAGGTAATCAGTATGATAGTTTAAGACTTTATTTAAAGAATATTCTTAACAGAGTTTATAGATATCATATCGCTTATAAAGAAGGATTATGGGATATGTATGATGCAGGATTACTTCCAGCATATACAGAAGGATTTATATCTTTAAATAAACAATATTCTACAATTGGAATAAATGGATTAAATCAAGCTGCTGAATATTTAGGTATTGAATGTAGAGATAATCCTGAATATAAAGAATTCTGTCAATGTATTCAGGATTATCTCTACATTCA